TCGCCTTTCTTTTCTTTAAATTCTGGTTGCCTTGCCTCCGCAAATGTGACTACTCTTAGATCCATTTATTGTCTGATTTTGTAAGTATCTGTTGTTGTATATTCTGTGAACTCAAAAGCAGTTCCAACTAATTCCATAATGCCTGATTCAAGCATATTTAATCCTGCAGGGTTTAGGTTGCTTGTGCTTGCTTGCTCATAAATTTGATAATCATATTGACCATTTAAAGCATTTGCAAAATTAGTATTTGTAACAAAGCTAAACTCATTGTACCGATCCTTGTAAACGCTTAAATCGGTATTGTTTAACCTCACAAATTTAATCTCTGTATTTGCGCTTCGATTCGTGAACACAAATAAATAATTCGGGTTAGTCAATAACTGCTTTTCAGTCAATGTCAATATAACTAAATGTGTTTGTCCTTTCGTTAACCTGATCATATAACTAAATAGCAAATCAATGTAAAAATTACAAAATAAAAAAACCGCTGACCAACTGATCAACGGCTTCCCCAAACACTAATGAAAAATTATACTCCCGGAGTTTCTAAAGCATTGTAAACAGTTGAAGTCACACTTGGTGCTAATGCTGGTTCTGAACCAGTAAAAGTCAAAGTAAATCCACTTCTATCGCCTTGTGCAGTTCCGGTTGAAGCTGCGTTTGCAGTCATATCAATACCTCGTGTTTTACCTAAGTACCAATATATTCCGTTGCTATCTTTTGCAACTGCAACCAAAGAGTTTTGTGCTAATAATAGCAACTCATTTCTTGTATTCGTTTGTAGCTTATTTAAAATGATCTGCAATTCTTGACCATAGAAAACAGTTCCGTTTGCAACAGAAGCAGTCATTGTCTGGTTAAACATTGAAGTGTCTTTCACTAAAGCATACTTCCAGAAACGTTTTCCAGCAGCCTTAGTCAATGCAGTTATTACACCACTTGCTTCGGTTGTTGTTGTTACGTTTGCTGCTTCTGTGAAATATACTTCGACAATGCCTCCAAGACTATCTCTACAATCTAAGCTATATCCTTGTGTTAATGCGCATGGCATAATATTGAAATTTAAATTTAAAAAATTAGAGGGTTTTTACACCCTCGTTAATTATGATAAAATGAACTTTACGATTTCATCTGGGAAAGCTACGTTTGTTCCCATTTTGAACTCAGATACAAAACGAACCTGATCTGCTTCCTTTGCGTAGAAGATTTCGAATTTATCTTCTTCGTTCAAAAGGTCAGTTCCTAAAAATAGGTTACTAAGTCTCAAAGCATAAATCTTATTCGTTCCGTTCAATCCTGCCAAAGCGATAACCTTGATTGGAGTTCCCGGCAATACAAATTCAGAATCAGCCTTTCCGTCAAAAGAGTAGTTAAACATATTAGCATTTTTCAATGCAATAGTGTATGTTCTGAATACATCTTGACCGCAGAAGATAGTCATGTCATCAGCAGCTACTACCTGAGCAGGAATTGCTTTGTAAACACCATCAAAAATTGAAACTACGTTTGTAGCAATGATTCCAGTTGCAGCACTAATTGGCGCAGTTGCAATAAAAGTTGCAGAGTTTGCAGCTACTGGTCCAGTTGCAGCACCGATCAATTTAACTAAACCATCAAACTTGTTAAGGTTTACGTTAACTGAATCAGTATCTCCCTGCCATAATGCAGTTTCCAACTGAGCAGCGATTGTCTTTGCCTTCTTATCGGCAAATTCTTGCTCAAATGGAATAGAATCATACATTGAACCAGTAGGCAATGCCTTCTGCAAGTATTTAGATTCTAAGTCTTTTGGACAAAGTGCCTCATTTACTTTTATCTTACCAACTGTTACAGTTCTCTGAGTAAAAGTTGTTGAACCTGATGCAGTAAATCCGCAGCTACCACCAGCTTGGAATATTGCGTCTGTGTCCATTATATTGATTGTCTCCGCGCTTTTCACGCCAATCATTACGTTTCCTGCGCTCTTAATTAAAGCGGCAGTTTTTGCTCCTAAAACTGAATCCGTTACCAGTAAGGCTTCGTTTTGCTCGGTATAAGCGGCTAAGGTTGATACGTCAAATGCCATCGTTTTTTATTTTTATTTGTTTAAAATTGCTTGTCTATACTTGTTAATTCTTTCTTCTTTTATACTGTTTGTTTTTACAAATTCAGTAAAGCTATTTGGTTTTTTAATTGGATCTTCTGTCGGAGCTTTTGAAATTGATTCAATCAAATCAGCTACTTGTTGAAATCCCTGCTTTACCTTGTTTTCAAGTTCAGCAATCTTTGCATCATTTGCCTTGATTAATTCTGAAATCACCTCATTAAATGCCTCAGCCATTTCTTCCTCCTTCTTCTTATCGTAACCAGCCTCAACATCAACCTCTGGACTTGCTTCAACTACCTTAGTTTCGATTGCGGTAATCATACCATTTTCATCTAAGGTAATTTCCGTTCCATCCATTAATTCATGATCTCCAACTGGTGCTGGGTTGCCTTCAAGCGTTACCAAACCGCCAATCTCTAAAGCTGAAATCTCAACTTTAGTGCCATCCATTAAAGAATACTCTGCCATTTCAACCTTAGTTTCTTTCATCGGATCAACTTCTGCTTCAACTGGCAAAATGTTGTCATCAAACAACGCCTTTATTTTTAAAATTGCTTCTTGTGCGTTCATACTTTTTATTTAAATAGTTAAAAATTGATTCTTTATCACTTAACTTCTGATAATATTTTCTTGATTGCATCCATTAATGATGCGGCTTGATTTACCTCTTTTGGTTTATAACTGAATAATCCCTCAACGCTAAATCCCATGATCTCGCCACTTTTTACTTTTGCCCATGCTTCGTCATTTTCCACAATCATCGAACCGAACCAGCTACCCTCTGGTGCATCTTCAAAACCTTTCATCGGCATAATACCTCTGGAAGAATCTGATATAAAACTTTCAAATAAGGTAACGCCCTCAAATTGTTGATTGGAATTGTGCATTAAATTCACGTTGCTTTGGAATCCCTTTTTGAAAAATTTCTGCACAATCTTGATAATAGTGTTCGCACTAAAAGCCACGTAATAATCACCATAAGTATTATCAGATCTAAAAATAGGCGTATCAGCCAACATAATAGCCCCAGAAATAATGCGGCGATCTTCATTAGTGACTTCAAATTTTTGAGTTTTGTTAAATGCATTCCAATTCCTTTGTATTGCCGGGCGATCTACCAATGCGATAAAATCGACTTGTGAATCATCTTCAATGCTATCCGTAATGTCAAGCATATAAATAGGGATTTCAGTATTCATATTTATAAATAGCTTTTATTTAAAAGTTTATCATTTAATCAAATCTTGCTCTGTTTTCAATCTCCTGCATCCTGCTCTGACTATTGGTAATATCTGTTTCAACAACATACGCTCTGACTATCGTATCGCCTGATGCACGATCAACACCACCGCCACCTCCGCCACCTAAATCTGGAGTGTCCATTTGATTAATTGTAGGTATTGAACCCATCGAACCAACACCACCACCAGCAGGAGAAGGTATATCAATGAATCCCGGCTCTGATGATCCGCCAGGAACTGGAGGAGTTTTTACCGCTAAAATAGATTTTACATTTTTGAATCCAGCAACAACTGCTGCTGCCGCCGCCGCAATACCTAAAGGAACACCGACAACTGGTATTTTTGCTAATGATGCAAATGCCGCAGTTGCAGACATATATGTGTCTATTGTTGTTGAAACAACCGCTGCCGCCTTTCCTGCAATCGTATGCTCACCAACTGCTTTAGCTACGTTCTTTAAGGTGCTGCTTATTTTCTGTGCATTCTCCGCTCTGGATGCTGCTTCTTTTTTACTAAGTTCAATTCTCGCTTCAGATAATTTTTTTTCAGTATTATTATATTCTTCTCCACTTATTTTGCCCTCGTCGTACAATCTTTTATTTAAAGCACCTGCATTATCAAGACCTTTTTTCCTTTCCTTAAATGTTAAATTTTCATTATTAACTATTGTGTTAAATTTATCAAACTCTTTATCGTTAGCCTCCTTTAAAAATTTGCTATCAATCGCCGCAACTTCTGCACCATTTTTGTTTTTTAACGCCGCAATTAATATGCCTTTTTGTTTTTCGGTATAATCTGCATTGTTAAGTATTTTATTAGTTTCCTCAAGCATTTTTTCATTTAAGGCTGCAATTTCTTTTTCTTTGCCTTCCTTAAATGCAGCAATACGAGCATCTGATAAAGTAGCTTGTAAATCCTCTTCGAACTTTTTATCCTTCTTTGCTTGATCTTCTTTTATTTTGTTATCAATTGCATTAACTTCTAACTGATAAGTCGCTTCACTTGCTTTTTTTAACTCATTCTTAGTTTTTATGTCAATCTTTAAAGCATCAATTTCAGAGATC